CTCCTGTGGGAAGACGAAGAGGAGGTGCGCTGATGGCTGCAGCGATCGTGGTAACCGCCCTCTGGGTGGCGTATGAATGGCTGGCGGAGGCGAACCCCTCGTGAATACTACCGTCGCAGAAAAGGAACACGCGGAACTGTCCCCCTCGTCGTCGAGCCGGTGGCTGGCTTGCCCCGGGTCGATCGAGGCGGAGCGCGGGCTCCCCGATACGGACAGTATCCATTCTCGGGAGGGAACCGCGGCGCACGCCCTGGCCGAGGTCGCCTTCCAGCGCGACCGGGCCCCGGAGCTGTGGGTCGGGGAGAGCGTCGAGGGGATCGTCGTCACACAGGACATGGCGGACCACGTCGAGACCTATGTCGACGCTCTCCGGGACTACGCCGAGGGCGCGGAGATCGTGCGGGTGGAGCGCAAGCTGTACCTCCCCCGGTCGATGCGTCCGCCGGCGGAGATGGGCGGCACTTGCGACGCGTGGTTCTACTACCCCGCGACTCACAAGCTGCGGGTGGTCGACCTGAAGTACGGGAAGGGCGTGGTCGTGGAAGCCGAGGACGAAGACGGCGGACCGAACCCCCAGCTGGCCTACTACGCCGTCCTGGCGTGGCTGGACCTGTACGCCGAGAGTCGGGCCAAAGCCGAGCGTGTCACCGAGATCGAGCTGGTAGTCATCCAGCCGAGGGCGTTCCACTCTGAGGGCCCCCTGCGGGCGACCACGCTGACCTTGGCTGAGTTGAAGGACTTCGCCCGGAACCTGATCCTCGGCGCTCGCGCCGCGATGGCGCAGGGGGCCCCCCGGCGGGCGGGCAAGCACTGCGTGTTCTGCAAGGCGAAGCTCACCTGCGACGAGTTCCGGGGCAAGGCGCTGGCTGTCGCCCAGGTGAGGTTCGATGACCTGCTGGAAGACGCGCCACTGGAACTGGCGAGCCCGGTTGGCTTGACCCCGGCGGAGTTGGGTCGGGTCATGCGAGGGGTGGAGACGCTCAAGGCGTGGATCGACACGGTGCGGAGCACGGTCATGGGTGAACTCGAAGCGGGACGGCCGGTCCCCGGGTTCGCACTCAAGCCGAAGCGCGCCATGCGGAAGTGGGGGGACGAGAAGGCGGTGATCGAGTGGGCCAAGAGCGCCAAGATCAAGAAGGCCGAAATCATGGAGCCCGCTTCGGTCAAGAGTCCGGCCCAGCTGGAGAAGAGCTTGAAGAAACTGGGAGTTGCTTTGCCCGAGGAACTCGTCGTCCGCGAGTCTTCGGGGTACAACCTGACAACGGACGATGACCCAAAGGCGGTGGTCCCGCAGGGCATCGAGGCCCTCGAAGAAGCCCCCGCCTGCAGTACCAACCAGTTGAAGGAGAGTGCCGAGTGAGCCAGAGTATCCTGACCCCGAAGTTCCGGTCGAGTTACGCCAACGTGTTCACCCCTCGGGGGAGCAAGAGTGAGCCGGACAAGAAGAAGTTCAGCATCACGGCGCTGTTCAGCGCCGACGCGGAAGTCCCCCGGGGGTCAATCAGCATCAAGGAGATGAAGAAGGTGGCGCTTGCCGCGGTGTACGAGAAGTGGGGAGACACCGACGACACCCGCCGGAAGATCAAGGCCGGCAAGATCCGGATGCCGTTCATCGAGGGCGACCGCCTGCAGAGCGACATCGACGACGGCAAGGTGCCGGAGGGCACGGTGCTGATGATGCGCTTCAACTCTCCGGCGACGTCGCGTCCCGGGGTGGTCGACCGCTACCGCGGACCGGACGGCAAGGCGATGGTCCTCGAAGACGAGGAGCAGTTCTACAGCGGCTGCTACGCTCGCGCCGACGTGAAGCCGTACGTGTACGACCGCGACGACGGCAAGGGTGTGACGTTCGTCCTGAACAACGTGCAGAAGTTGGGCGAGGGCGAGCGGTTGGCGGGCCGCCGGCCGGCGTCGGAAGCGTTCGCGGAGACGGATTTCGATGACACTCCGCCGGAGATGGACGGCGGCAAGTCGAGCGGGGCGGCCCAGGACACGGATGACGACGATCCGATGGGTCTCGGCATCGACTGATGGCGGTTCGCTATCGCTCGAAGTTCGAGGCTGATCTCGCAGGGGGCCCCCTTCGGGGGGTCGCCTACGAGCCGCTCAACCTGAAATACCCCAAGACGGAGGGGCGATACGTTCCCGACTTTGTGCTGGACAACGGGATCGTCATCGAGGCGAAGGGGAAGTTCACCGCGGCCGATCGTACCAAGAGTCTTGCGGTGCGGGACGCGCATCCGGGGATCGACTTGCGCTTCGTCTTCCAGGCGCCGTACAATCGGCTGTCTCCGTCCAGCCTGACGAGCTACGCGGGGTGGGCGGACAAGAAGGGGTTCAAGTGGTGCTCGGGCAAGGATGCTGAAGTGCTCCGGGCTTGGGCGAAGGAGCCCGTCCGCTGGGGCAGCCTGCGGGCTATCGGTTGGCAGCCCGAGGCGGGAAAACGCGATACCAACCACGAGGAGGAATGATGGCGGGAGAATTTCTGATGGTCATGGTGGCGGTAGCTTTCGGGATGCTCCTCGCAGACTTCCTGGGGGTCTTTCTGAACGCCGTCCTCGACCGGTTTGACGAGTAGTAGCACCGTGGCGGGCAAAGGGGACTCTCGGCGCCCCAGTAGTATCACCGAGCAAGAGTTCGAGAACAACTGGGAGCGCGTCTTCGGCTCACGCCGAAAGACGGTGACTCCACAAGACCAAGAAACCCGAAGGAGACAGCGAGACCCGCATGGCAAAGCCGACCTACCTCTCGATCGACCTGGAGACCCGTAGCGCAGTTGACCTGAAGAAGACCGGGGTCTACCCCTATGCGGCGCACCCGACGACCGACGTCTGGTGCGCCGCGTACGCCCGGGGGGACGGTCCAGTCGACCTCTGGTTTGCCGGGGAGCCCCTGCCGGGTGACCTGGCGGACGCTCTCCGGGACCCCAGCGTGTATCTACGGGCGTGGAACGCCAACTTCGAGCGCATCCTGATGCGTGACGTCTTGGCCGTCCGGCACCGGTGGCCCTTGGTTCCTCTGAAGCGCTTTGTGTGTTCCGCGGTACTGGGGCGCGCCGCCGGCCTGCCCGGCAACCTCGAAGGCGCGGCGATAGCGCTGGGACTGGCTGAGCAAAAGGACATGGCCGGGCATCGGCTGATGATGCAAATGTCACGGCCCCGGGAGGTCCTCGCGGACGGAACGCCCCTGTGGGTGGAGGACGAAGACAAAGCGAAGCTACTTCGGCTCGGTCAATACTGCAGGCAGGACGTGCAGGTGGAGCGCGAGGTGTTCCTGCGCCTACCCCCGGCGATGGACGCACGAGAGCGGAAGCTGTACCTGGCCGACCAGCGTATCAACGATCGGGGGGTGCTGCTTGACTTGGCGCGCGTTCGCGCCGCCCAGGAGATCGCCGATCGGGAGCGCGCCCGGCTCAACCGCGAGATGCGGCGGGTTACGCGCTCCGCGGTGGCCGGAGCCACCAAGCTGACGGACCTGACACGCTTTGTCAAAGCTGACTCCCCCGGTGTCGAGGTTCCCTCGCTGGACAAGGAGACACTGGAATTGCTGCTGGCGCGGGCCCCCCTCGGGGAGGCATCCCGCCGTGCGCTGGAGATCCGGCAGGAGGCAGGCAAGTCCTCGGTGAGCAAGCTGGACGCCATGCTCCTCGCCGCGGGGAGCGACGGCCGGGTCCGGGGCCTCCTGCAATTCTACGGGGCCGGCACGGGGCGCTGGGCGGGTCGGCTGGTCCAGCCCCAGAACTTCCCCCGGGGGGCCGTCAAGATGACCCCGGAGATCCTCTCGGCGATCGACACGGGCCGCCCGGAACTGGTCGAGCCCTTCGGGCAGCCGATGGAAGTGGTGTCGTCAGCCCTTCGGGCCATGCTGGTGAGCGCCCCGGGGAAGCAGTTTTTCTCGGCGGACTACGCGCAGATCGAGGCCCGGGTGGTGGCGTGGCTGGCGGGCCAGGAGGATCTGGTTCGGATGTTCCGGAACGGCGAGCCAGTCTACGAGGACATGGCGTCCCGGATCTCTGAAGTGCGGATCGAAGAGGTCACCCCCGAGCAGCGCCAGGTGGGCAAGATGGCAGTGCTCGCCTGTGGGTTCGGGATGGGAGCCAAGACCTTTGCCAGGCAGGCCGGGGTGGACATCGAGACCGCCACCCGCGCCGTGCAGGCGTACCGGGACCGTAACAGTCGGATCCGGGCCCTCTGGTGGAGCACGCAGGACACCGCCCTGGAGGTAGTTACCAAGGGCCTCCGGGGCCCCCTTCCCGTCCCGGGGACCCGGGGTCGGATCTGCTTCGGCCTGCACGGGAACTGGCTCAAGATGACCTTGCCGAGTCATCGCTCCCTGTGGTATTATGACCCGCAGGTGGTCATGCGCCCTGTCCCGTGGGACGATGATCCGCGGCCGGCCGTCCAGGTCATGTCGGTGAACAGCGTTACCCGGAAGTGGGAACCGGCAAGTATGTACGGTGGGCTGTGGGTGGAGAACGCAACGCAGGCGGTGGCGCGGGACATCATGGCCGACGCCATCGTCCGGCTGGAAGAGGACTGCCGCTTCCCCGTCATCCTGACCGTTCACGATGAAATACTGGCGGAATCCCGAGAGCCCGAAAGCGCGCTCCCGGATTTTGTCGCCCTGTTGTCGGACACCCCCGAGTGGGCGTCCGGCTGTCCAATCAAGGCGGAGGGGTGGAATGGAACGCACTATCGCAAGTAGGTACAGCCGGTGACCGGTCTCGACTTTTTCAACAAGGGCTTCACTGACCTGATCCCCATCCGTGCGGGAGACAAGCGTCCCACCGGTCGGTGGGCGGAAGTGGAAGCAGACAAAGAGATGGTCTCTCGGTGGGTGGAAAACGGGCGCAACATCGGTCTCAAGACCGCGCGCTTTCCTACCCTCGACGTGGACGTACTTGACAACGAACTGGCCCGCACAATCCGGGAGATGGTTTACGGGTACTTTGGTAAAGCCGTACCCTGCCGGGTAGGGCAAGCCCCGAAGTGCGCTTACGTGTTCCGGCTGAAGGGCGGCAACTTCCCCAAGCGCTACATCCAGATCGTGCGCGGGGAAGAGCGCTACCGGATCGAGTTTCTCGCCGGGGGACAGTACGTCGTCATCGCGGGTATGCACCCCTCGGGGACCCCCTACCTGTGGGACAGCGCCCCCGTGGCTGGGGAGCTACCCGAAGTAGGGGAGGCGGAGGCCGACGAACTGCTGGACTTGGCCGCAGACGCTGCCGTCAAGCATGGCTACGAGATTGTCGGACGGCGCGCCCTTGCCTCGGCTAGCGACGCGCCGCCGCAGGAATCTCTGGAAGGTTCCGTCGCGGACGTATCCAAGTTCCTTTCGATCATTCCCAACGATCTGTCCGATCGAGACGAGTACCTGCGGGTCGGCTTCGCTATCAAGGCCGCTCTCCCCCGCTACCCGGAGGAGGCGTTCCGGTTGTGGCACGAGTGGTGCCTCCGGTGGACGCTAGGGCACAACGACGAAGAGACGATCCTCCGGGACTGGGAGGGACTGAAGGGTCCTTACCGGGTGGGAATCGACTTCCTGCGCCACCTGGCCCAGCAGTCGGGGTACGTCGCGGCCCAGGACATATTCGAGCCACTGGAAGACCTTCCGGAAGGCGCGCCAGCGGAACAGCTGTCCCCTTATACGGACGCTTGGCTGGCCGGCGATTTCGTGGCCCGGCACAAGAACGAATTCCGGTACTGCGACGAGACCCGCAAGTGGCTTCGCTGGGACGGGGTACGGTGGGTCCCGGGGTCACTGCAGGAGGCGCAGAACGCGATGGCTGTATTGGCCCGCGAGGCGTCCCACCGGGCCGCCAAATCCGAGCACCGGAAGTGGGCCCTGTCTCTGAGAGCGGTGCAGAACGGGACCTCCTACGCGGCCTTCTCTCCGGACCTGCAAGTCAAGCTGGCCGAGCTGGACGCGAACCCGTGGATCCTGAATACCCCTGGCGGCATGGTCGACCTTCGGACGGGGAACATCCTGCCCTCGGATCCGACACTGCTCTGCACCCGGTCTACCGCGGTCGCCCCGGTCCGCTACCCGAACGGCCCGCCGCCGAAGTGGAAAGCGTTCCTGCGGGACGCCACGGGCGGTGACGATGATCTGGTAGCGTACCTGCAGCGGCTGGCTGGGTACGCGCTCACCGGTCTGACGACGGAGCAGTCGTTTGTCTTCATCTGGGGTCCGGGGGGCAACGGGAAGGGGGTCTTCCTGAACACTCTGGTCCGGCTCTACGGGGAGTACGCCGCGGTCGCCCCGATGGGGACCTTCGTGTCCTCCTACGGCGACCGGCACCCGACGGAGATCGCAGGGTTGGCTGGCGCCCGGATGGTGACCGCCCAGGAGACCGAAGAGGGCCGTAGCTGGGACGAGGCCAAAGTCAAGTCGATCACCGGGGGCGACCCCATTTCCGCCCGCTTCATGCGGGGGGACTTCTTTGTCTTCCAGCCGACTTTCAAGCTGATATTCGCCGGCAACCACCGGCCGCACACGAAGAATCTCGACCCGGCCATGCGCCGCCGCCTGCACCTCGTACCGTTCACCCTTCAGCCCCCGAAGGTGAACCCGCATCTGCAGGAAGAGTTGCTGGCGGAGCTTCCAGGAATCCTCTGGTGGGCAATCGAGGGGTGTCTGGCGTGGCAACAGCAGGGGCTCAACCCGCCGACTTCGGTTATCGAAGAGACGCAGAGCTACTTCCACGACGAGGACCTGCTGGGTCGCTGGCTGGAAGAGCGCACCGTGCCGGGCAAAGACCTGACCTCGACCACGGACTTGTATAGCGACTGGTGCCGCTGGTGCGGAGCGGTAGGGGAGCAGTACGGTTCGATGAAGTCCTTCTCGTCAGCGATGCGGAACCACGGGCTTGAGCAGGTGCGTTCTCGCGCGGCCCGGGGCTTCCGGGTCACGTTGTCCAGCGCCACGAAAAGCCCCCCGAGCACGTCGCTCGGAGGGCCTCTGACGCTGGATGACCTCCTACGGGACGACCTCGCCCCGCTTCACTGATCGCTAGGGCTCGTTGGCCCGGAGGAGCCCTTGGACCGGGGCGGGGTGGGTGAGGGGCGTATCCAGGTTGAGATCCTCGGGAATCAGAGTGCCGGTCAGAGGTTTTCCGGTCCCCCCGGTGGGGATGAATCCGTTTTCTCCGCGCCGGAAAGCACTGATGTTGAAGATCCCTTCCTGGTTCGCCAAACGTCCTAGCCGGGCTGCTTCGTCCACCTGGGATTCCGGAAGCTGCAGGGATAGGTCCAGAACCAGACTATTGGTATTCTCGTCGACCCACGCCCCCAAGTGGATATTCTCTCCGGCCTGCAGGGCGTCTCGGTTGTCCTGCACGAAATCGTTCAAGTCCTTGGGCTTGAACTCCGACAGCGGGACGCTGCGGGTCCGGTTCGGGAACACCCCGACGACGACACCCTCGTTTACCAGTCTCTTGTTCCGCGGGTCGAAGGTGAATCCCCCGTCTCTCGCCAGACCGACAAGTTCGTTCACCTGCGTATCGGGTATCTTTTTCCGTACTGCTTCGGCCGCGTCGATGGCGGCTTTCCCTACGGGGCGGATAAGGGGGAGCGCGGAGAGTGCGGTGAGACCCGCGGCCCCGCCGAAGTTGCCCTTGTCTGCCTGTTCCTTGATCGCCCGGATGTCCCCCACGGAGATCGGCCCCGCGAATTCCTCCGCCAAGAACCGCCCAGCGTTGGCGGTGGCGCCGAGCGGGTCTTCCCGGAACGCCTGACCAGCCCTCCCGGCGAGATCGGCTCCAATGCGTCCTACCTGAGACCCTGCGCGCCCCACAGCCCCTACGGCGCCTCCGAGGAGTCCGAGGGGCCCTCTGTCCCCCGTGGCGCCTTCGGGGCCCACAGCGGTCACGTCAGGCCGTGCGGTGAACGCCCGCGGGGAGGGCGCGGGGGAGTCGAGCAGCCCTCCCGCCGCCGCTTGCTGGCGCTGCCGGAGGGTTTCCTCCAGACTGAGCGCAGGAGCCCCTCTCCGCGAGGATGGGACAAGAAGTCCGCCGGGGATAGTCACGTCGGGTTACTCCCTTTCTCTTTGTTAGCCACCCAAGGGGCGGGAGTGCTGCACTTGGGACAGCGAAGTCCTTCGACCAGGATCCCGAAGGGAGTGCAATAGCAGCGCCAATGCGCCACCGGCCGCGACCGCCGCCACCGCGAGATTGTCTTCCGGTGGACCCCCAACTTACGGGAGACCGCTCCCATAGACAGCCCCGTGTCGAGCAGGCTAAACGCTTCGCGCCGCACGCTGTCATCGAGGGTCTTGAGTTCCCGGGAAGGCCACTTGCCTGCTGCGCGCCATGCGTAGTACCGCCGACGCGAGATCCCGAGAGACTCGCAGATGGCGGTGACAGGCACCCCCTCTTCCACCATCCCCCGGGCCACTTCCTGCACCCGGATCGGGGGGTTAGCGGTCGCCAAGGAGGCCCCCACCCAGCCCCCCGAACACGGCCGCCGCCGTCTGGGCTGTCCTGATTCTCGGGTTATTCCGCTCGTTGGTTATCAGCCGGAGGGCGTCTTCCAGCTGGAAGGGACCCTGACGGCCAGCCAGCAGCACGTCACTGATGGCATCCGCACGGGCGGGCGCGCCTCTCCCCCGGATCGCCCGGATAATCGGGGCCCCGAGACGAGTGGCCGCCGCGGCGAGCAGGCCCGGATCCCGCGCCCCCATGATGGCGATGTCACGCGACGCGCCCTGTGCCCCGGTCGCCAGCCCCTCAGCGATCGCGTCGCGAGGGGTGCTCTGGAACGCACTGCGGAGTCCTCGGGTCGCTCGCTCGGTGAACGCCATCGACTCTTCCGTGATGTCCGCCTTCTCCAGGAACTCGGCGGCCTCCGGCCCGAAGACCAGCTTACGCACTTCCTTGGACACCGGGGCGGGGTTGCTTGCGGCGCCGCCGATCGGGGGAGTGCGGCCGGTGAGGATCTCCGCTTCCCTCGCCTGGAAGCCCGCGCGGAAGTCATCCATCGGATTCCCGAGAACGGTTCCGTCGGACAGACGGAACTCCTTGTCGAATGGCTTCACCGCACGGCGCACCACGGTCGGGCTGGTCTTACCCGCAGGAACCACTTTGAAGCCCTCTTCCGCGGCCCGGAGGCGCGCGCTAAAGAACGCCGCCGTCTCCCGGGCATCCCGGAAAGCCGGGTGCGCGGTTTCGAGTGCTTTGGTTATGTCGGTACTCGCCGACTTCAGCACCGCCTCCGACGTGTTGGTCGACGCCGCGCGGTTCAGCGGGTTGGCCGCGAACTCGATTTTCTCCTTGAGTCGTTGGGCAACTCGGGAGAGTGTCTCGGCATCCACGAAGTCCAGTGGCTTACCGTTCACGTTGAACAGCGGGCGCGCCTTCGAAGAGAATACTCTAGTAGCCACCGCATCCGGACTGTCCGCCAGCACTTCGGCGTAGGCGTTTCGTACCGTCTCGGTATTGAGTATTCCCTTGATCTCGCGCACGTCGACCCGGGCGTCCCCCGCGGCCTCCCTCGCCGCGTCGAAAGCCGCATCAGTGCGGGCGACCTTTTCCGCGGTAAGCTGGTCCAGGAAGTCCGGGAACTCCACGGTGGGGCGCCCGGTTGCTCGCTCCAGCTGTTCCGCACGGCGGCCTACCCGGCCGACGTCGCGGGCGCGGGTGAGCGCCCGAATCTCCCCGGGGGCCCGGCTGCCCTGGGACTCGGCTTCGCTAAGCACCCCCCGGGCTCTCGCGGAGCCACCCGGCCGCACGAGATCCGGAGTGTCCGCCAGCACCAGCGGCAGTTCGGGTTCAATGTCTCCGCCAAGCACGGTGCGCCGGATGTCATTCGGGTCTACCCCACCTTCTTCCAGCAGGGCGGACGCTCGCGATACCGCACGCTGCTGGTTGCGCGGCGTGACGCTGGGGTCGAATACTCGGGAGGCGATTTTTGCGTCTGGGCGGATCGGGGCGGCGCGGTTCGCGATTCCCTGTCCGGCCCCAGACAAGACGCCGCCGAGGGCGCCGCCGACGGCGGCACCCTGGGTTCCGGCGATGATGCGCCCCAGGGGGCTCTCCCCGTCGGCGTTACCTGCCCCCGCGAGGAACCCCTGACCTGCGCCGACAGCCGCACCGGTGCGGGCCGCCTGCCCGATAGTTGCGGCACGCATGGAGGGCAGCGCCCCGAGAGCCCGAAGGCCCGCTCCCCCAGCGATACTCGCCGCGGTACCCGCCCCGATTTCCAGCGCGGTAGCCGCCGCCCCGCCCCGTTCACGGGCGCCCTGCAGGGCTTCGCGCTCGGCGGCGATCCCCTGTTCTACCGTCTCGCCCGGGCGAACCAACCCCCTGACGGTGCCAGCGAGTTCATCGGAGAACCCGGGCACGACACCCGCGCCGGCTACCCGGAGGGCATCCGCGGGGGTGAACCTCGCTTCGGGGATCGGCTCGTTCAGCGCCCGCCGCGCCCGATCTTCCGCAGAGCCCTGTACCTCCCCGAACTGCTGGGCGGGAAGGACGCGCTTCGCCTGCAGCGACGCGCGGAAGTGGTTGGCGTTGACAAACCCCTGGCTCCGGACGTACTGCTCCATGAGCGACTCGGGGGCGTTCTGCTGAACCATCCGGCGGAGGTTCCGCTGGATCTTTCCGAAATCCGGATCCTGCATTTACGGCTCCCATCCCGGTATGCCCGCACCGAACCGGGAAGATACCCGGTCTTTGTCGTCCACGCGACTGCCGCTGGAAAACGAGGGGCGGCCGGCGTTCACGGCATCCCGGCGGAGGTTCCGCTTGAGATAGCTGGGGACCTTGAAAGGGGTCCCCTCGAAGTCGCGCTCGAACGCTTGGATGCCCTCCTCGTACAGCGTCAGCTCTTCATCTGCGATACGCATCGCCCGCTGGATGATATTCTGCAGCGCCTCGGGCTGGAGATTCTCGGTCCCCATCGCCTGCAGGAGGATCTCCATGTCCTTGTCTGTCGGGCGGCCGTCGAGTTCCTTGATTCGCGAGATCGCCGCTTCCCGCAGGGCGCTGACCAGCGTCTGCGTGTCCGCGATCTTGCCGGTGTCGACAGGGAGCCCCAGCATCGCCCCGAACGCCGCCGCCTTGGTCCGCAGGTCCGCCGCGGACCCACTGAAGTACGGCTTCTCGGTGCTCGCCAGGATCTCCTTGTATAGCGCCATCCGGCGGGGGATGGTCCGCACGCGGTCGTGCTCGGCGGTAAGCTGCGAAACCGAAGTATCCCACAGTTGTTTCTGCGCCGCACCTTCTCCCGCACCGGTGGTGACGCTGACCGACGTGCGTCCGGAATTGGCCTTGGCCTGGATGTAATCCTTTGCCCGCTGAGCGTCCTCGGGCGACAGCGGAGCGCCAAAGCTATCCGGGTCCCTCGGATCCCGTCGCAGAGCGACAGCGAACGCCTCCCGCACATCAGACGGGAGAGACGTGGTGTCGAACTCTTCCTCCGGCTTCGGGATCGCCGCGATCACCTGGCCCCGCCCGGAGAATCTGGCCTGGTCTTCGGACAGCGTGAACGGCTTCGCGTCTTCCTTGGCGATGTCTATCCCCAGGTTGGCAAGCAGCTTGGCGCCCTCGTCCGCGGGCATACTGAGCAGGCCCGCCTCGGCCTCGGGGTTGAGCCCAAGGGACTGCACGCGCCGGGCGAACTCGGCCTGCCGCTCCCGGGCCGCCTTGACGTCCTCCTGCCGATTCCGGGCCGCGATGAACGTCGACGCACCGGAGGCCACGCCCTCGGCGAGCGCCTGAGCCAACGTGCCACCCGGACCCGCAGCGCGGACCGCGGCCACGCCGCCAGCGAGCGCCCCAAGGTTGGCGGGGGAGAAGCCGCCATCCAGAACGGGGTCCCCGCCACCCGGAGGGCCACCGACGTCGCCCGGGACCCCCCGGGAACCCCGGAAGGTCTGCTGCCCCGGGATAGCCGGGAGTCCCGGCGACGGGGGGAGCCCCGGACGCGCGCCTCCCGGAGGACCCTGAGACGCCTGGCCGGCCGCGTTCAAGTTCTGAGCGAAGCGGTTGATAGGCGTAGTAGGGTCCTGCAGGAACGCCTGCAGGAGGCCACTGGTCTGCCCAGGGGCCAAGCCCTCGGGAGTGACGAGGCGAGCAGGTCCAAGAAGTCCGGTAGGGATCGTCATCCGAACAGCCCCTGCCTCGCCACCGGTACGGGTGACGGCGCCGGCACGGCGGCGGCAGATGCCGCGCCAGGCAGGCCCAACAGACCTCCGATGGCTCCGCTAACCCCGGGGATGCCCAGCGCGACCGAGCCCAGCCCAGCGATCGTCCCGAGCAGCGACCCGCTCTTCTTGGTCGTGGTGGTCTCCCCCAGCGGAGAGCTGGTCGACTGCAGGGCCTGCAGCTTCAGGAACGGGTCCTGCTCACGACGCAGGAACTCCTGGAACGCCGCATCCCGCTGTGCCTGCTCGATCCCCTGGGTTACCTGTCCGCCCCGCACCTGGGCATCCGCACCGGTAAGCGCCAGGTTCTGCTGGGTCTGCCCCAGCGACCCCAGCGTCTGCCCGGCGGCCAGCAGCTGTGCGTTGCCCTGCAGGCCCGCGGCCTGATTCTGGGCAGCCACCTGATTCGCCTGTCCGGCGTTGAAGGTGTTGACCTGATTCGACTGGCCGGCGTTGAACGCATCCAACCCGGTGATCGTGTTGAACCGGGACAACCCCGCGTTCTGGTTCGCCGTGCCGGTGGCGATGTCCGCCCCCTGATTGGCGATCTGAGCCTGCAGGAGGCGATTGGCGTCCTGGGTGCTGAGACCAGCGGCGGTGTTGAACGCATCCGACCGAAGGCGACCCGAAAGGTCCCCGGCAAGCCGAGCGGACTCGGCGTTGGTAAGTGCTTCCACGACCCCCTGACGAGACGAGCCGAACGCTCCCGAACTGGCAGCCGCGGCCCCCGTGTTGGCGAGAGCCAGCGCGCGCTGGCGCTCGACATCCGACAGCGCCGAGTTGACGACCTGGTCGGTAAAGGGATTCAGGAAGCGAGCGAGATTGTCCGCGCCACTGATTGCAGAGACATCCCGAGCGGTGACCGGGCCCCCGCCGCCCGACTGGGCTAGGGCCGCCTGGATCGCCTCGGGGCTCACCTGGGCCGCACCCGGGGCGAGAGTGGGGTCGATGACCGTGGGGCTGAACGCCCCGGCCTGCGTCGCCAGTCCGATCCCCGCGTTGACCGCAGGCTGCCCCGCAGTCGCCACGCCGGGGAGAGCGTTGAGCCCGGCGGTAAGCAGGGGGTTGGCCCCGGCGACTCGCTGGTTCGGGTCGAACGCCTGGAACGGGCGGTTGGCGATCGCCTCCGCCGCCTGGCGCTCTTCCTCCCGACGCGCGATCGTGATCGGGTCCAGAGTAGTCGTATTGGTGGTCTTGCTACCGCCCGCCATGAGTTCCTATCTCCTTCTCGTACAGGACGTGCTGAGTGCGGTACCCCAACTCCTTGACCAGCGGGGACCGCATCCACCCGGGTCTCCCCAGGACGGTCAGACGCTCAACGGGGAGTTCCCGATAGAACTCTTCGATCTCCCGCATGATCGGCAGGAGATCCTCGATCGAGCCCCAGGCGAGCCACACCATCGCCTCGACCTCCCCCGAGTTCTCGATCCGCATGACCTTCGTTATAGCGCCACTGGCGGAGTCGTTGGTCCACAACAGGGCCATCCCCTGGGACACCAAACTCTCCACCAGATTGTACGTCGCGCCGTCACGAGAATACCCAAGTGCATCTTCCACACCCGCGCTATGTTTCGCCAAGTCGGACGCGGGGGCGATCATGGCAGCGACGCCGTGGAGAGCGTACCATCAGTCGCGACGAGAAGCTGCCACTGGACTCCGTTCGAGTCCACCAGAATGATCGGCCCCCCGGCCTGCACGAGGATCGGCCGATTCTTCTTCAAGTTCAGGTCGTCCTCGGCCTCCAAGACTCGCTTCATCTCCTCCTGCCACGCCGAGAAGCTGGGGAACGCCGAACGGTCCGGGAGGATCATCGCCGGCCCCCCGGGCGAATGTCAGCACGGAAGATACCAATGCGGCTGTCCTCGTCGCGCACCCCTTCGATCCGGAGGGCCACCTGGCGCCCAGTGACTCGCACAGAAGTATACGGCGTGAGGGTATACGGGCCGTGGTTGAACTCCGGGCCCTCGGGGGCGAACTTCGTCCCCATCCGCAGAGCGAACGCTCCGGGGGTCACCTCGTCAGGAAGAACCTGCACGACGGAGACCACCTGGTCCCCGTCGCCAAGCTCCACCGGGCCGCTCTCCAGGAAGACATCCGCACCCCGGGGGGCGCCGTCGTCCAGCCAGCCCTTTTCGTGCTCCAGGAGCTTGCCGGCGTTATCTACCCCCATCGGGTAGTCCCAGACACCGGCGTCCACCATCGCAGAGCGCCCCAGCGTCCCGATCGTCCAGTGATTCTCCCGGTAGTTCCAGGTCACGTACCGGTCGTTCACCATTGAGCCCGCGCTCGGGTAGTGCCAGGTGATCTCGCCGAAAGCCGCTTTCTGGTGGCAGGAGACCAGCGCCAGCTCGTCACGGTTGATGTCGCTGAAGACGTGGTCACTGACTTCGCTCTGCAGGGCCTGCACCGAGGTCCCGCTGAAACCGAAGAACGCCTCCCGTCCCATCCACACCGCGCCGCCGTTGAACTCCGTGCCCGCGTTCGTGCCGACGATCCCACTTGAGTCTCCGACCCGCTGGAAACTATGGATGAACGGGAAGCCCACGAACCGCATGGTGAAGGCGTCGGTGGTCGACAAGATCAGCGACTGCCCCCGGGTCTGGAACCCGGCGATCAACGCCCCATCGGTCTCCAGCTCAATGAACCCCGCGGCGTTGGTAGGACTGGCAAAGTTCCAGTCCGTGATGTTCTCCTGGCCCGACCACGCTACTTCTCTCGGATTGCCCCTGGAGCCGATCGCAACCAGGAAGCGCTCCGGCGTCACCAGCACGGAACGCGCCTGCGGCGCGCCAGTGAGCGGCGCGGCGGGGACCGAAGGGTTCAGGGACCAGAGGTAGACGGTATCGTCGTGCGACGCCGTAGCCACCAGCCACTCGCCAAAGCTGTCGAGACTCCACGTCGTCGCCTCGGAACGGCCCCCCGCCGAAGATACCCCGTAGGGGCCGGCGCCGTATGGCCCCGAGCCGTACCCAGACGTGATCGCAGAGTTGACGTTGCCCGCCGGGAAACCCGCGGGGGTGATGTCAGCCACGGTGTCTCCGTTGTAAACCCACAGCTTGTTTACTGTTCCGACCGCCAGCCGGCGGCCGCTCACGTTGGCACGCCACGCGACGATGCCCCGCCCGGGCCCGTCCAGCACGGGGCCAGCGCCCACCCACCCGCCGACCGGCTCGATACGACCGTCCACGAAGCGAATCAGGTTCGCGTCGCGCCACCGGCCCTTCGATTGGTAATCCGTGCCCGAGCGGTAAACGCCAGGCGGGATCTTCAGCGGGACAAGCATCGGTCAGTCCTTTTTCGAGACGTACACGTACGCCGGAATCTGCGCTCGGCGCCCGGCGATGTCCAGGATTATCCGGCGGGACGACTTGATCTGCCCCTGCTCGATCAGCTCCCGGATTTTTACCCGGATACTCTGGTCGGGCAGCCCTGTGGCCCGGGCCAGTTCGTGAACGGTAATCCCGTGGCCCTCTTCCCCGGGAGGGGCGTCAAAGGATTTCCGGATGGCTTCGAGCAACAGGTCTTCCGTCAGGTCACGCGACACGAATCAACTCCGCCCGCTTGGGCTTGAAAAGGATAGGTTCCACGGCTCGCACTTCACCGTCTACCAGCAGAAATGCCGCCCCGCCGATGTCAGCCAATTTGCCGGGGGCGATGCGGTGTACGAACGCGGTTGCCAGCTGGAACGCCGGCAGCTGAAAGACCCGGGTGGGGAAGTTGAGCCCTGAGTCCGCCCACTGGTGGAAGTGCGACCGGAACGCCAGGTGCGGGGGCAGGTCCCGGGATACGGCGTGCTCCATCGTAATCTCGGCCGCCTGCCGCACCACCGCGTTCGCCTTTGTCCAGGGGAGGCCGCCGATCTTTCCGTGATGCGCGGCGTCTACCCGCACGCCGGCGTACTCCCCCCGGAAGTGCCAATGACTGTTCTTGCCGGTCGCCGGATCCGGGATGACCCGAAACCCCCGCGACGCAATCCAGTTGGCGACGCTGTTCTCGACCGAGCCACTAGGGCCGACATGAACCTCCGTCCCTCGCACCACCACCACCGACGACGGCCCCATCTGCAGGGGGATCTCCAGACTCGTCTTGATTATGTCAACTTGGACATTCGGGTGCCGGGAGATGATCTGAGCGGTATTGTGGTGGTCCCCGTCCGCCAGATCCCCATTCAGGAGAAGGTGCCACTTCGTTACCCCGTAATGCTTCCGGAGGAACTGGACCCGCTCCCACAACGCCTCCCAGCGCTCCCAGAGCCACCCCTGAGCGTCGGACGGCACATACGCGCCCCCGTCGTCCAGTTCGACCCCCTCCGGCGGGCACAGCCCGATCGTGGAGCCCGCGTGGAGGTCGCTCACCGCGACGAGCAGCACGGCCCCCTTCACAACTTGATCCGGTAGCCAACGCCTACCTGGGCACCCCGCATAGTTCGACTTCCATCCGAAGTCAAACCATAACCGAAGGTGATGTCCGGCACGGGGATGATCCCCAGGATCTTGCGGGGGGCTGTCTCCGTTCGCTTCGACTGCTCTTTCAACTCTTTCTCGATCCCGAGCAGCGCCGACTGGGAGGCCGATAGCGCACGGGCGAGCCGGGTGTTGTCCTGCGTCAGCGTTTCGATCCGGACACTGTCCACCCGGCCAATGGCCTCCAAGGTCCTCACCTCTTCCTGCAGGCGGTCAACCTCCACTGCGAATACCCGGCAGGTGTCCGGGACGACCTCCGGCAGGGGAACGCGCCTAACCCGCACGGCAGCCAGCCGGGCCTCCGCCCGCTCGCGCGCCTGCTCCAGAGAATCCGCCCAGACAACCGCCGCCCGGTGTTCTTCCAGCGCCAAGTCGGCCGCCGCGCGCGCCGCTTGGGCCTCCCCCGCGGCCGCGAGGGCCCGCCGGTTCGCCTCTTGCGCCCGCTCGGTCATCTGGTTGCCCCCGAGGCGATAGCCGATCAGCCCGCCAGCCAAGATAGCCAGCGCCAGTGCGATCATCACTTTCCCGAGAATCATGCGGACCGCCTGACTTCCGCTTCCAGTCTCTTCATCCTGTTCTCCCACCCGTTCTTGTTGGGGGCCATGTCCGGGTTGTTTGCTATGATCGCCGCGTAGAACGCTCGACGAACCTCAATATAGCCAATCGGGGTTCCATTCGCACGGGTCCGCAGCTTCCGCGCGTTGCCCACTCCGTGGTTTACCGCCGCGTCGAAATGCACGAGGGCCAGCGGCCACGCGAGAAGATGCGCGCCGGACGCCAGCCAGAACTCTAGCCAATAGATCACGGTCGCCTCTTCGCGGGTGATCTCCTTGACCGGCTTGGGGTCCCACCCGTACTTCTTCCGGGCCGCCTGAAAGGTGCGTTCCGTGACCCCGTACATGGTCGGATTGGGGTCAGACTTCTTGTCGCCCGGCTGCCACCCGCCCTCGACCGGCCACAGCCACTGCAGGGCCCGCAGGAATGGTTCAGTCACCCAGGACCTTGTCCACGTCGAACTCGTGGGTGGGCGCCCCGAACTCCCGGGCGTCCGACTGTGCGATACCGGCGGCCACCTCTCCCGGCAGCTTGCTCCGGGCGACCAGTTCAGCCACCCACTTCGGAGTGCCCGCGATCGCCAGAGTGGCGAATACCGACCCGAACGCCGCCCAGGCCGCGACCGTGACTCTCCACCGCCCCGACCCGGCGAGAGCGAACGCCACGAAAAAGAAGACGATGGCCCCCAGGAAGAAGACCTGCAGCAGATCGAGATCGTCGTCCCGGGTGAACAGCAGGCGGCGGAGAATGTCTTTCGTCACTTAGTTCGCTCCTCCACGACCACCTCCAAACGGGCCAAACGAGTACCCAGCCGATGCTGGTAAGTCTCCAGTCTCGCGGTGCGCTCGTCGATGTCCTTGATACGCTTCGCGGAGCCATTCAGTTCGCGCTTGACCGCCCAGGACACCGCCTTGGCGGCGACTCCCGCGGCGGTGAGAGACGTGGTCACAGCGACTCCGATGATTGCCGGGAGGGTCGGGTCCATCACGTCTCCGATATCGCCCAAAAGTTGACCGCTACTCCCGACCGGGAATCCAATACAGCGCCGCTGCTATTGCGGAGGGTTACCGACCCTATCGTACCGGTAAGCTCCACTCCGCCCCCAAACTTGTCGACAATGTCTCCGTATGTGACGATCAGCGCCGGACTCTCGGAAAGCGGATTTACGGGCCCGGAAGACTGGAACCCCTGCGTGTCCGAGTACCCCGAGATAGCCACAGTGTGGTTGAACGGGGGATTGTTCACAACGTAAGTCAAGCGTACTTCGTTGGTTGCCACGTCCGCACTGAGGTCCATCGCCCCCAAACTCGCCACCGGGAGACTCACCGAATCCTGCACGAAATCAGATACCGCGGCGCCCTTGACGTGGCGGATGCGGTAGTAGTAGGTCGTCCCCTCTACTACCGTGTTATCAACGAACGAAGACAGCCCCGCCGCCCGCGTGGTCAGCAGCGTGGGTGGGTTGGGGGACAGCCCCCGGTATACCTCGGTGAACGCCGTCGCGTCGCCGTTCGTCCACGACAGGGTCACCTGGTCACTGAAGGTCGCCACCGCGTCGAGCGCGCTTGGATCCGTGAGAGGAGGGGCGAATAGGACATTCACCTGCCGCTCGTTGGAGTTCACCGACGAGAAGACCCCGTTGAAGGCGCGTACTATGTAGAACCACAC